CCTCCACCGCCTGCCTCACCGCCTGCTTGTGTGGCAGCGGCTCCAATTATTCCTGCACCTCCTGCTGCTCCTGAAAGGAAAGCACCTTTGACCATTGCGCCACTTTGTCTTGCTTCAGCAACGTTTGCTCTGGCCCCTGCTTCCATTCCTTCTACATAATCATTGACAAGTTTTTGTCCATCTTTTGCTGGACTTGCTGCTCCTACAGAAGTTCTTGCACCACCATCCATACTTTCACCAAGAACACTTCCTACAGCCCCACCCCTGATCAACTGTGCCTGTGTTACACCCGTGCCAGCCTTTGTAAATCCTGCCTTGTCTCCACCAACCTTTACCCTTCTTCCTTGGATGACTGCCATCTCTTTTTTCCCGACTCTTTCTGTAGCAAATCCAGCCTTGGTAATCATGCTTTTTCTAAGATTTACACGAATTTCCTTAAATGTTGTTGAAAGACGATTGAATTCTTTTCTAAGTCTAGACTGTGCAGGAAGAGTTTTTGATGCTTCATCATAAATATCTTTCATTACTCTATCATTTATGACTGCTCCTTCTTCCATAGAGGAAATTTGCCCTCTCATTGCAGTATCTAAAATAGTTAGATCATCCTGAACATCATCCATCTTTAATCCAGCACGGTCCAATGATTTAGACCATCTATCTAATCCTCTTGTATCCCAGTCTGCTAAAAATTCTTCTCTAGTTACTGGTGATTTGCCAGGTTTATCCATTCTCCTGTTAATAGATCCAGAAGTCATAAATCCTAATGATGGAAGAACAATTGCTTTAACAGCATTACCAAAAGTACCAGCCAAAATATTAACAAATCTTTGAGCACCTTCAGTAAAGGCATTTGGAAGACCTTGCATCAAACTTCTAAGATCTACCAAACCAATCTTTTGACCACCGCCGATATGAGCAAATTGACTTCCACCTGCATAACCCTTAATATTGCCCTGATTCATTGCACCAAGAATTGGGCCATATTTTTCGGTGGCTTCTTTGTTCATGACAAATTCACCAGGCATCAAGAGTGCTGGCTCTGAGTCTTTATTCCCTTGACCTCCAACCATGCCGCCTTTTGCCATCCTTCTTACTGGGCCTCTAAATCCTCTTGGCAATCCTGCTGCTGCCATAGATGCTGATCCAACATATGTTTGATATGCTCTAGCCAAATTCAATACCGATGATCTTTGTACATTAAGTGCATTGGTTAATGTTTCAGTTCTTCCTTCTAATGATGCCGCCGCTGCTGTTGCTTCAAGTTGTTCGTCACTTAAGTAATTTACTGCATCTCCAGCACCCCTTGCCCTGTTAATAAAATTAAGTGCAACAGAAACACCTTTAACCATATTACCAACAAAGTTAGCCAAAAGACCAACAAGCATAATGAGAACTGGTGTAACAACGCCAAGAGCAATGGTTGCTATTGTTGCAAACTTTCTAACACTAGGAGAAAGTTCATTAAATTTTGTTACTGCCTTAGTTGCAAATTCAATAACTGGGGTAGCAATCTGCAAAAATAATTCTCCAATAGGAGCAAGTTGAATTTTTAGTCTTTCTATCGCTCCAGTAAACTTAGTACTAATGCTATCAGAAACTGCTGCCAATTCTCGTTCAGTTGTTTCTGCAAGTTCTTCTGTTGACATTGCCGTTAAGCCAATTACCTTTTGAGCCTGAGAAGCCTTATTAGTAATGTTATTAAACAAAGCACCTACTCTGGCATACTGCCTTTTACCAAATACCTCGCTCAAAAGCCTTTGCTTTGCAAGACCGTCAAGGCGTTCCATAGATTCTGCCAACTCAATGACAGCACCCATAATGTCACCCTGATTAGATTCAACAATAGCATTTAGATCAATTCCAAGTTCTTTTGCCATGCTTACTGCACCAGCAGTTGGGCTAATCAATCGGCTCAACGAGGTTTTGAGTGCGTTTGCACCTTCAGCGGCAGAAACGCCACCTTCACGCATAGCGACAAGCATTGCAGCAAGATCTTGAACGTTGCCACCCAAAGAGTAAATAACTGGGGCTACGCGAGGAATTGCTCCAGCAACATCTTGCAAACTAAGAACAGATTGGTTTTCTACAACGTTAAGAAAGTTAATGGAATTTGTTAGTTCTTCAGATGAGAGTTTAAATGCATTTTGAAGAGTGATAACAGTTCTCATTGCCTCTGTTTGTTCCATCTGTCCAAGAACGCCTAGCCTTGTTGCTTCTGTCGTTGCTTCCATAAGTTCCTGACCACGTTGACCAGATTGTGCAGCAACACCAGCAAGTGCTAACGTATCTTTAGCAGCAATGCCATACTTAGTAAATTCTTCAGAGAGTTCTTTGACGGCACTTAGATTTTCTTCTACCTCTTCTTCAGCAGTAAAAATATCTCCATAAACCTTGCGGAAGTTAATTGCTTGCTCTTCAAGATCCATGAATACTTTACTTGCTGCCCCGCCAAAAATAGTAAGTGGCACAGTAAAGCCAACCATCAACTGGCGACCAGCCCATTGTGTATTCTTACCAAAGTTTACTAGGCTTGTGCTTCCATCTCTAAGTAGTTTGTTAAACAACTGTGTTCTCTGAATAGCAATTGCAGCATCAGCATTGAATAGTTGTAGCGGCCTAATAGCCATAGCCTTGGTTACACCGCTTTGTGCAGCACCTAAAGCAACATATTGAGTTTGAAGTTTCTTGACTCTTTCTGTAGCAAGTTGAGTCATTAAGGCATGTTCTTTACTAAATACCTTGCCAAATCTTCTACTTGATGCTATACCAAATCTAAAATATTCTCCAAGGCTTAGTTTATTTTTATCAATAGCCCTGCCAAGTCTGGAAACACTACTTTCTACATTGACAATAGAAGTGCTAAATTGTTTTGTTGCACCAACCTGTGCTTGTAGAGTTGTAAGAAGATCTCTTTGTTTTGCTACTGCGGCAGAATTAGTTTGAACTACAGATTTATTAAAATTTGATATTTGTGTTTGTAAAAGTCTTAGTTGAGAGAGTGCATCTGCACTATCAATATTAATCCTGATATTTGCATTTACATCGTTAGCCACAAGAAAGCACCTCTATCTAATTATACACTACTGCATTGGATTTTTTGGTCCACCTTCCCCATCTTTTACAGAAGTATATTCTAGGCCATTATTGATTCCAATTCCTGCTTTTGCAGCAGTGCTTCCTTGCAAAGACAAAACATCATTAGAGTCTTTGGCTTGACCTCCACTAAAAACTCTGGCCTTAAGGTCTTCCCATTCTTTTTGACCACGCTCTTTTCCATCAGAGGAATTAACACTTTTATCAATGTCTATACCCTGAATGGCAGCAAAGAACTTTCGTTCTTCATTTTCTTTTTCCCTTTTAGCAATAAGGATAGAGGTGAGTTCTGCCATGCAAAGATTATCCTCTAATTCTTGATAATCTTTCCATATTCCTAAAATAAAAACTTCAGACTCTATTTTGGCGAGATCTAGTTCGTCCCAACTATCCCCGCCGCCAGTGCGTTTCCCGAATCATCAAACTTAATTCCCGACGCTGCCTCAATAATCTTGTACAGGGTTGGAAGGTCTATGTTGTCTTCAAGGGCCTCTCTATCTTCAGCAATTGATGGATTGTATTGCTTCATAGCAATCTGAGCACAATCAACAAGTACGTCCATCGACTTATCGTTATCATCTGCAACATCTTCAAGGGCAGAGAATGTTTTCATAAAATGTCTCAAAAGGGAGATCTTTAGAGGACGCATACTGATTTTTGTACCATCAATCAGTTCAAGTTCGGTTGTTTCATAAACAGTTGTAGCCATTTTTTTCCTTTCCTTTGACTTTATAAGAGAATTATAGCATGACAAAGGCCCCCTTCGCATTCGCGGGGGGGGCCAGTGCCAATTTATTTAGTTTTAGATTATGCAGGTGCCGCTACAGTTCGGTCAACAATCTTTCCATAGGAACCTGTTGAGTCTTCTGGTAGCAAACGGAATGATACCTCAAACATTGAAGGCTCATCTCTTTTTGCTGAAACAGTAACATTGTCAATTGACAATGCACGGTAGGCAATATAGATTCTCTCAATGTAATCTCCTGGATCACAGTCTCCCGTGCCTGGTCCTACTGCAACCATACCTCTTTCAACTGGGCACTCTCCAATTGCTCCAGCAGAAAGGTTGAGAATTGATGCAGTGGCATTTGAGCCACCGTCTGCCTTTAGTGGTCCATCAACAGTAGCATCGGCATCGTAATCTGCTGATGGTGCTGCAATGGCTACTAGAAGGTTCTCTAGTGTTGCTTCTGCAAATGCGGTAGCAAGATTAACCTGCATACCTTGCTTGTACAACTTGGCTACGTCAAGAACCTGATCTACCTGGACCTCACCAAAATCTGGCTGGAACTGCAACTCTAGACCATTCATGGTGTAACCGATGTTACGAACAAGTGCTGCTCCAGCAGAACCTGATAGTGTCTCCAGGTACTGCTCTCCTGCAACAAAGTCTGGAAGTGCTGTACTAGGGGAAAACTCTGTTCCTGTGCTGACGAACATTGCGGCTGCGCCTACAATGATTTGTCTAGAATCTCCGCGTGTATATGACATATATTTCACCTCTTTTTATATTTTTTTTATAACTATGGGGCGTTTCCTCTCTTCAATTATACATCACTTTATAGATAATCTTCAAGAGAGGTGGTGAAATGATAACATGTATCTACCAAAAACTCTGATATATAGTTTGGCCTAGACGTTTCTTCTCTTTGTCCACCATCTGAACTGGGAGCACCCGACCTTGATTGATACACTCTTAGGGTATGAAAGAATACTGGATGAACATCGTTTCCCCCATTATTTCTTATCCAATTATTTATATCTTTTGCAGAATCATCTTCTCTGTCTAGTATTAACTGAAATGCTGCTGTCCACTGCAAAGTCTCTACTGGCTTTGCCTTTAGATAATAAAGAAAACTTTCTCTTTTCTTTACATAAAATGGCTCAGAAGAAAATCTCATAACCCTGTCATAAATAAAATATGGCTTGTTTTCCCATTGTTTTTGTCCAGATGCTGAATCTCCAATGGGAAAAAATGGAATTTTGTTTCCATACCTACTTGTTTTTGTTAGTGTTGGATCTATAGTTTTCATGGTATCCCATAAGTACCCGTTTATAGCAAGTGGTGGCACTCCTAATTGTTCAAAACTCATATCATTCCTACCTCATCAATATCCATATATTTTCTTCCAGCAATTTGACCAAGGGATCTTCCTGCCCCCTTTGATGCTTTAGAGAAATAATCTAAAAACTCTTTTGGCCTTTTTAGGTCATTAAATATTCCAGATTGATTTAAAACAATTGCAGAAAAATAAGAATCAAAGAATTCTTCTACTACTCTACCAAAACTTCCAGCAACTTCGTCCCCTCCTGGGTTTGCCACAAAAACAGATTTGACTGTGAATACTGGCTCTCCATCAACTTCAAATGCTAGAACGTCTGCATCCCTTGGCTCTATCTCCACAGATATTCTATTTTCCATAATGTTGGCTTTATCAACAAAGGGAACCCTTGATCCTTCATTGACTGATGTTGATGGCAAAAATTTGCCGTAAAGAGTTATTGTGTCTTTTGTGGCACTACAATCAATTTCAAACAATCTTGAGTTTGGATCTCCCACCCTGTCCCATTCATAAACATGGTGTAAGGACTCTGGGGAAACCTTTGCTCTTGAATCAATGTATCTTTTTAAAATCTCTGCCGTAATGTCTGAAAGTTTTTTATTAAAAACCACTCTATTTTTTTGTGCGCCATCTAGGAATCCATAGGAATACTCTATAGAATTTCTTATTTTTAAATTTAGATCATTTGCGTCAAACCTTATTCCTAATGTCATAGTTCATCAAGTGCCTGTGTGTCTGATCTATTAAAAAGTATTTTCCAATACTCTATTTCATTCCATGGATTAACGTATGGTTCTACAGCAAATATTTCATAGACTGTGGATAGTCCATCTCTATCCCCCGCCGCTTCAATAAAGTAGTGTTGGGAGGTCTGTATATCTCTAATATTGGTAACAAGAATACTAGTTATTGGGTGATATATTCCATTAAGATCAATTCTGGGATCTAGTTTTGATCTTCCAATTAGTTTGTCCTCATACTCATTAAATTTTCCAGTCTTTAAGGCTTCCTTATCTACCGAACCCAATACTTCTGCATATCCAGAAAGTGTTTGATTCCAAGACCAAATATTTTCTTCTATGCCATACTTATCTTGTTGCTGTGATGCATAGTAAATATCAAAATTCATACTGAATTTAAAATCTGAACATGCCTTCATTATAGAACACCTATTTTGTAAAAATTGCTTTTGTGCCCCTGCAAAATTTGATCAACTATTCTGTTTCCTGTTCCTGAATAAACTAGGTCATCGTACTTGATAGTAAACTGATCTGTTTTATATTCCTTTATATATTTATCAATATGAGAAGTTCTTCCACAATTAATGTCGTCTATCAATAACTTTGTTGCCTCTTGAATGTCTAGTGGAACAACTGGGTAACCAAATTCACCAACAATGGTAAAATCATATCCGCTAGGGAATAAGTCAAACTCTCTAATCTTTGTTAAAGCGGCAATTGGATCATCTGAGTCATTGTAAAGATTAAAAGAGTCTGATGCGGCTAGTGGCAGGGCCACTGGTTTTGATTCAGATCTATTGTAAAGTCCATACTGCTGTATCGTTATTGCTGAATTGTCAGAAGTTACAAAATATGAATCTTGAACTACGCTAGCACTTGCAAATCTATCATAAACCTTTAGGTTGTTTCTATATACATAATTAATTCTGTTAATTCTATTTGGAACAGCCAAGTAGTCTCCTCCGAGACCTGTAATGTCTACTGAATCATATGTATAATAAAATCCACCAGTCACTCCATCAATTATTGATCTGGCTATTCTTTCATTATATATTGCCTCTTGATCTTCCCCCGCTGTATTTCCTATTGCATATGGATCTACATATGGACGCTTGATGGAAAGATTATCTATTACTACGGTGTTTTCTGGATTTTCATCTACATCTAATGAAAAAACATTTACTGCGTACTCATCATCAAACTTTTCAAAATATTGATCCAGTTCTTGTGAAATATTGCCACTAGAGTCAGAGGTTACGTCATACGAATATAGCAAAACGGAGTCTGTGCCATAAATTCTTAAAAGATAGTCTGTCGATGGAGTTAAACCAGAGTATTCAAGGGTTAATGGAAACTCTGATGGTTGTCTTAGAAATATCATGCCTTACCGTAATAAGTGGCAACTTCTTCTGGCGTTGCCTCACGAACGCTTTTTCGTGTAAGCCACTTTTCGGCAGCCTCCTTTGTAATAATATTGTAACCTGATTTTAAGTCTCCTACGCCCATCCAATGCAAATTTTTTTCTGAAAACAAAGCAATCTTTTCAGACTCCTTTTTGTTTTTAACTTCTGCTTTAACTGGTCTTTCTGCTGACCTTACAGAAATAACTTTATCATCATTGGCATGTACGTTAGATTGCGGAGAAATCTTAGTCTTTGATGGTGTCTGGATAACAGTTTCTGAATACTCTTCTGCTACAGAAATTCCCGCTTCAATATCCATAATTATGGCTAAAATCTTTGTCTTTGTTTTTGCGTCACCTAAATCAATGCCGTTTTCTTTTGCATATTCTCTAAGTTGCTTGGCTGTCTTTGATGATAGATGCTCCATTAATCCTCCTATGTCTAATATCAATTATATCAGAATATGCTTGAGGGGGGTAGGTTTTTGTCCTACCCCCCCACAAGTTAGTGTATTTAGTTATCAGGAAGGATCTGAAGCAGCATCTGCGTAAGCAACTGCGTCAAGTTCTTCCCATGTGATGCCCAGACGGACGAATACTGTGTACTCAATTGTGTCCTTCTTGGCCTGGTACTCACGGTTAACTGTGATATCGCGCTGGAAGCCCCATACACGGTTGCTTGGGAATGTCAAATCGACATAATCAGCAGGGTAGTAGGGAACCTCTAGAACATCGACACCAAGAACGCGAGTAACGTTAGCACCACCGAATGTCTGGCCTGCACCGTCAAGGTATGCCTGACGGTTACGCTCTGTGCCAGCAACGCGGGGATCAAATGCTGCTGCGATAGCATCAGCAAGTGTGCCATTGTTAGCAACGATTCCTGCGAATGCATCAGTACCTGCGTAGAACTTAAGATTGCTCTTAACTGCGCGGTACTTGCGTGGCATTGCATAGATGATCTGCTGCATTACCTCTGGTGTCCAAGCGTTGTTAGAAACTGTAACGACTGCCTCATGAGCATCGCTACCGCTTGTAACCTGATTAACGAAACCATTCATAATTCCTAGGAATGGATCGGCTCCACCATCACCATTGATGGCAAGATCCTCAATATCGTTAGCAAATGCATTGGTCATCAAACGTACTAGGTGATCCTCAAGTGCGCCACCTTCGATATTATCCTCAAGTGACTCAGTTGAAACCTCCCAGTCAAGGCGGATCTTAGTTGTTGTAAGTTCTACCTTGGTGAATGTTGCACCAGCGTTGTCGTATGTACCGAGTGCTTGTGAAGCAGCACGAATTACACGCTCTCCAACGTTGACCTTTTCGATCTCCATTGTGTTTGCACGCATTGTAACTCTACGACCGTCATTGGCAAGAACGCTTGCGTCCCATACATAGTCAATGAATCGGTTGGCCTGCTCAGGGTTGAGTAGACCGCTAAGAGTTCCCGTAGGATTTACTGCGTTTGGTCCTGTAGTAACGCCCATGTTAGCGTTTGGGATGTTACCCAATACACCAGCAGCGGGGTCTGTTACACCACCGACACCACCAGCAGCGGTTGCGCCCTGGCCCTGGTATAGACCTGGGTTTGGATCGCCATACTTACCTGAATCTGATGGCTGGTTCTTCTCTAGAATTTCTTCTGACATTTACTTTCACCTCCTGTTTTGTTAGTTAAATAGGTCGGACTTTGTGAGGAAACGACCGCCCCATAGAGATTTTTGAACCTTTGTAGGTTCTTCCTGAACGATCTCTCCGAGATCGCCAGACTTACGGAAAGCGGTATCGTTTTCCACTGCGTCTACACGCTTTCCAAACTCTTCGTTGATACCCTTTACTTCTTTGACCTCCTGGCTAACACTAGCAACTTCCTGTGATACACCAGTAATTGTTTTATGAAGCCCCTCTACCTTTTCGTTTAGAGCCTTCATGGTCTCAGCAAGAGTCTCTACGGCTGAAGTTACAGTATCAGCAACAGTCTTGAGAACTTCTGTCTCGTTAATTGTTTCATCTGACTTCTCAACACTTTCAGTATTTGAAGCCTCCTCAGACTTCTCAACTGACTCTTCTGCTACCTCTTCTGTCTTTTCGACAGCCTCTGTATCCTCAGAAGTTGTTTCCTCTTCTGCCTTAGCAACAGCCTCATCCTCCTCTACAGGGGTTTCCACTGCCTTATCAACTTCTTCAACTGTCTCTACGACCTCTGTCTCAGAAGTTTCAATGTTTTCATCTGCCATCTTGCTTACCTCCTTTTCATCATTTTTTATTCTGTTTAGAATTGTCTTGACTATATCTGCCTTCTCTGCATCATTGGACTCAACAAACCCTATGTTTTGCATACCTTTGTCGCAGCGTGGGCAGTCGGAAGAGCCTTCGGCAGAAAGTTGAACAAGGTCATCAGTGCTGCACCAGTAGACGTTCTCAATTGATGCCTTAGCAAGATAACCACCTTGACTATTTTTCTCAACGCTAATAACATTTGCATATTGATTAGCAGGGTTATCAACAAGAGAAAGTTCATATAGGTCATAGTCTTTAATTACACGAATGGACTTATCCATATCTTCGCTATATACATCTTCTGCATCTTTGATGTTGCCACCAATAGAAAATCCAGTTAGTGTTCCATCAAGAACCTTTTCCCAGGTATCTTGAGCACCCTTGCTGACGTATGCAGAAACATATACTCCGTTATAAAACTTTTTTGATTCAGAATCAAAGTACTTGTCTTCTTTAAAAGATACAACCTTGCCTACGGCAATTTGCTGATGCATCTCCCTAAGATTACCGCGAAATGTTTTAAAAGCCTTGAGAGATGCCTCTGAGGGAACAATGTCTCCTTGTTTGTCCACATTATCAAGCGTGGCAAAACCAGATACTATTCTTCTCTCTTTGTCCACCTTGGCAATCGGCATTGAAAGTTTAATGTCGTTGCCTTCGCTAGACCAGTGAGCCTTAGACATATTCATACTATCCTAATTATATCAAATGTTTTTATAGTTTTTTATCAAATTGTTACTATTGAGTTCTTCTTCCCTCACCCTGAGGGTTTCTTCCTGTGGTAGTGGCAACACTGTCAGAATTGTTGTTCATTCTTTCAGAGTCTCTTTCACGATTTTGCATATTGTTTGCTCTAGCATCTGCTGCTTGACGGGCACCAAGGACTAGAGGCTCTTCTCCGCTAGGAATTTGTGGAAGATCAATCTGTGATCTTGCCTCATTTGGCAACATAATCTGATTCTTAACATAGCGTTCAAGAATCTGAGACTTTGCTACTTCGTCAGTAAGAGTAAGTTCATTAAACTTAAGTTCTATTATATCGGTAAATTCTTGTATTACCTTGCCTACAATTTTTTCTATGTGTCTTTGTGCTGGTCTTGCTACCTGCTCCTTGAATGTTCGATCATTTGCAAGTGCCGCTGCCAGAGATCCTGATGTACTTCCCAACTTGGAAAGTGGAACTTGGTGTGCCATAAGAATATCATCGCGGTTTTGCGTCCTGTATTTTTCAAATGATGCTTCTTGAACACCATTCTCAATCGGATGCATTTCAAAATCAATCTTGTTTCCATCTGAGTCAGTGGGTAGAGGAACATATAGCGTCCTGTGATTCTGTCCCTTTAGTCCCGTTTGAAGGAATCTAAACAATCTATCTTGTGAATCTCCACTGAGTTGTGCTCCCTTTGTAACCACGATATAGCGAGGGACTGCTTTATTCTCAAAATAATCAATGTTGTATTGTGCAGCCATCTGATCACCGCGTAATGCAGTATAGGCTGAAATAATGTCTGGAACTCCGTAAAATGTATTTAGTGGAGAGTAAGCCTTGAAGTGAATTACTTCATTTGGCCTATTATCGCTAGTTACTGGATTAGGATTAGTAGCACCATAATTTCTAAAGTAAACTACCTTACCCCCAATAATTTGAATAAATCCATCACGAATTCGACGGACGCGCATTGTTGTAGATGGAATGTGACCTATATATCCAATTTCTCCATTTACCTTGCGACCAATCTCCATGTATCCGTTTCCAGTGGCTTCAACATCTGTCTGTATTTTCTCCATTATGTTGATAAAACTATCTTCATCATTAAGGCTTTCTAGCCAATCCCTTGTTTGAACCTTTAATCTTTCTATTCTTTTTCTTGCCCTGTCAGACTTTCCCTTATCTTCTTCGTCCTCAAGTCTCATCTTTACAGGATTTGTTATTTCAAACATATACCCAAGACCGACGATGTTTTCTACTTTTGCATCAATACAGGCGTGGTTGGCAAAATTAGTGTCGTAAAAATTTGCAAGTTCGTATAGATTATATGGTGGGGTAATAACATCAAAAATTCCATAACCATTTCTCCAGACCTCGCCAGGATTTATTTGCTTTGACCCAGTATCTTCTTGACCTACTGGACGGGTTCCTGCTGATTCAGCATATGAGGGAGCAATTTCTCCACGATTATTTCTTGGAACGTCATAAGCCTTTTCCATCTTATTTTCATTGCGAGTAGTTCTACGCTTAAAGTTAGTGTCTATTCCGATAAAAGCCTTAAGATCTTCCCAGGACTTAGAAAATGGATCTGCCTCTTTAAACTCATTGTTTGTCTCAATTGGATCGTCTGCAAAAACCTCTGCTCTATATTGTGTCATTATTCGCCATTCCCATGCTGCTTAATACCCTGCTGCGCTGCATGAACTGCTCCAAGATCATTTAGATTGGGGATAAGGCCCTCTTTAAGTCTTTGCCTTTGTTCCTCGTATTGTTCATCTGTTGCTCTTCTTACTCCAGCATAAAACCATGCCTCCCCCTCTGGCTGACCGTAGTGTGCGGCGGCTTTTCTAATTTCTGCTATTTTTGACAAATCACCGCGCATTGAAGGTATGTTCAGCATGTTTCCGTCTTGATCTTTAAATAGGTGACCACTAGGAAGTCTCCAAAAATATAGACCCCAGTCATACATTTTAGGGATAAAGGTGGCCTTTGATTTACTGATTTCTGCCTTTTTAGTGTTGCTCATGGTATTAATTATACCAGATTATGCTGGTATTGCTTCAAACCTGGACAATGAAGCGTCAGAAATTATCTTTATTAAATCTGAGTCCAAAACTACTGAGGATTCATCGTTTATAACAAAACCACTGTTTCCAGTAAAGGCATTAAACAAGTCTTTAGACCCAACGGAGAACACTATTTTTTCACTCTCCACATATACATTTGCCCACAGCCTTATCTCATCTTCTGTTGGTATAAAGTACACAGCAGTAGAAGTTGAATTATTTTCTGCCCCATCCCAACCAAAACTTTGGAATAGGTTACCTCCCGCTGAATCAGTGCCATCAAAATATCTTCTTAACTTGGGGAATTCGTTTGTAGTCTTTTCTATTAAAACAGCATCTATATAGAAAACCTCACCAGCGGAATTTGAACCCTCTTGAACTATATCAATTCCTAGCATTGTTGTTTCTTGCTCTAGGGTTACTGTGTGCGAAACTCTAAGCCACCCCGCTCCAGACGCTATTGGTGTTTCTATTCCTTCGCTTGTTGCTAGGGCCAACAGAGGTGATGAAACTCCCCCATCTATAGAGTCCTCAAACGATGATAAGGAAGATCCTCCGTTGATTAAGTCTGAAAAAATATTTGTTTCTGCATTTCCTCCATCAATCCCAGCATATTCTTTTACCACTATCTTTATATTTTTGTCACTACTCTCTTCTGGAACGTATATGTATGCACTCACAGTATATTCATTTTCTGGAAGGACGTTCATCTTTATATTTTGTTCAGTTGCAAAAGTTGCACCAGAGTAGTTTTGAGACGAGGTTATGCATTTAAGTGAATAATTGCTAAAGAGACTTTGATCAGAACTTCTAGAAACTATCGTTCCTGGTTCTACTGGACCCCACCCATAATCACTTTCTTCTATATTGGGGTTGTAACAAATGTTTGTCCTAACTTTTGTTTTTGTTCCATCTTCAACATACCAAGATGCCCAAGTTAAGTTGTCTATGTCGTCTACTGACAGGACTCTTCTCCACCTCCTTTTTACTGTTTCAGCAGTTCTTCCCATGCCCTCTGACTTAAAGTGGCAAACATTGTCTACAGTAAAGCCTCTAAAAAAGTTTATATATCCAGCATATCCAGAGAATATCAGTTCTTCGTCAAAAGTTATTCCTATAGAGTTCCACTCATCATACTTAATAAACGGGCTTCTTACCCTAATTCCATTTTGATAAAAAACTACTCCTGGCTCTAACTGTCTTGTTTTTTTATCTCTTGCAGCAATCATTGCTCTTTGTCCAGATGCATCAACCTTCATTATAAATTCTATGGTTTTGTCTTTAGAGTCAACTTCAAATACTGGATATGCGACCTGAGGAATTACTGTTTTATCATATTTCATAAACATTTGTATGGCATGAACTCTGTAATTTTCATTTTCTTTTTCGTTAATTGGAACAGCAACACCATACTCTTTTTCTTTTGTATGGTTTCCCCGAATAGAAAGACCTGAATCTTCGGTCAAATATAAGTATGGAGATCTTTTTTTAGAAATTGCAACTGGATTTTTTGCTTTATTTTCATAGTATATTCCGTCTTTAACATATGTGTAGAATGGAGATCCGCTTTCTGCACCTACCTCGTTGAATCTATTATGGTTTAATGCTTTAGAAACAATTTCGAAATCTCTAATAATTAGAGGGTTGCTTAAAATTCCTTCATGCTTTATTGAAAAATTAAAAACTATTGCAACTTTATTAAAATCAAAATATGATGGGGGAAAAACCACTGTTTTATCAACAAACTCAAACCTTGTCAAATAAGGTCTTTTTTCATCAAACAACGATGCTTCTTTATCTGCGTCAATATATCTAGACTCAGTTATTTCTCTAAAGTACGGGAAATTAGATATTGGTTCGTTCGCCCCTTCTGATAAAAGTTGAAATGTTAGAAAAGATCTAAGGCTTGATTGTGATGTATTTAAAAATCTTTCTATCTCATTTTTAGTTTTTAGTTCTTCATACGTCCCATACCCGCTGATTAATGGGTTGTCTAATATGTAGTATGGCTTCAGGGAGGATTGAGAAAAATCTTTTTCAAGATCTACATATGACCACCTAAGATTTTTTATTACCTTTTCTACTGCATCATTAACTGTTGGGTATCCAATATTTATCTGAAGAAAATCTAGATCATAGTAAGTTTCTCCATCGTTATTTTGAACGTATCCTCCAAAAAAGGAAAGTGGAATATATTCTTCCCATGAGGAGGACACTGATATATCCATAAAGAATTTGTTGAATCTAACTAATGGAGAAAGCGTATAGGTGGCAAAGTGATTTGACATAATATTGTATTCTGTATAGTCCAATACTCCATTGTCTAAAAAGTAAGGCTCTATTTCAGCACTATTCTTTTTATTAGACAATCCTATTGAGTGTATCTTTCCCTCAAAAGTGTTTATTTTGTTTCCTGCAAAATATACTTGTAAAGTATTGATAGAACTAAAAAACTTTTTTAATCTGTATTCTGACGACTGCAACAGTTTTTCTATATTTATTCCAACAGCAAATGAATATTCCCATAGCATTCTGCTGTATGAATAGTATCCGAAATAGTCATAGGAATATCCATAATAGTTGTCGTATCCATACTCTGAGTAACTGTTCCAAGAGTAATTATCCT